AATGCGAACAATGGCGACAATGCCGGCTCGGTGTACCTCAATGGCAACAATGCGCCCTCGAATGCCAATGCGAACTACGGCGTGGCCCTCAATAGATCTAAACACCAAGAGGGTGAGCCTTCCCTATCGGGAGAACATATCGAAATATGACGGCGAGGCTCGTAGGATAATGCCGAGCGCCATACCCGCCGGGACGATCTACAGACGTTCCACCAGACCCCACATTCAATAATCACTCAAGACCCCGGCTATGCGTAGAATCAAGGACAGTCGGGAGAATGAGACGGAGCAGAACGCAAGGGATGCTTTCGACAACTTCTCTGAGGGCAAGCATAAGCGTGCCGACGTGAGGAAGTATGAAGCAGAGCTTGACGAGAATGTCCGTCTGGTACTCGCCGACATCATTAATGAGACCTTTGAGCCTCAGGGCTATAAGGAGGCCCACATTTTCGACAAGAAGCAAAGGAAGCTTGCAAAGGCTCCCATCCGCGACCACCATACGGAGGCCGCCGCCATGCTGCCATATGAACAGGCGGTGTATGATTACATCTCCTGGAGGGCTCCGGCAGTAAGGCCAGGGCTGGGAACACATGCGTTCTTCCGGTTCGTTAGGAATGAGTTGTACCGATATCCCCAATTGGACGTCGGCTATTACATTGCTCTCGACATCCATCATTACTTCCCGATGATGGATCATGGAATCCTCAAACAGAAGATTGACAACAAATTCAAACGTGGGAAGCTGCGTACCTTTATATATAAGGTGATAGACAGCTACATGCAGGGTGCTCCACTGGGAATCAAGATTGCCCAGCTCTTCGGCATGCTCGACCTGGCAGACTTCGACCGTAAGGTGGAGCGGTTCTTCGATATCGCCGATGACCCTGAGCGCACGGCCTATTGGACCAGTCGCTACATCAGCGAGAAGATTCTGACGGCTAGAACGAGGGAAGAGGAGGAACTGCTGGCGAAAGGAAGCGTATTCCTGGCAGAGAGGTTCAGGAACTTCGCCCGCGAGGGTCTGAGGCATTACTTCCGCTTTGTGGATAATTTTCTGGTGATGCACGAGGATAAGACCTTCCTACGCATCGTAAGGGACTTGATGATTATGCACCTGACACGGGACTACCTTTTCGTTCTGAACAACGACTACAATGTCCGGCCCACCTGGATGGGCATCCGCATCTGCGGATATACCTTCTATCATGACCATGTCGAAGCAGCCAAGCGTAACAAGCAGAACCTCGCAAGGAGGATGAAGCGGTTGCAGAAGAAAGGATTCGACGAGGAACAGATCCGTATCAAGGTGTCAAGCCAGTTGGGATTCATCAAACATGCAAATTGCATCAACTTACTAAAATCTTTAGGTATGGAAAAGTCATTGGGAAAAATCATCAAGAACAGGAGAATCAAGCCACCTTTTGCAGGGATGAATCCTAGCCAGAAAGTGGCATTCTCAACGTTAGTTGTGAAATGTGAAGAAGTGTTAACGGGGGGGGGGTGATCCCCAATCAAAGAAGATCCTGCTAGAGGACTTTACGGTACAGGACTCAAAAATCGAAAAGCAGACCGTAACAGTTGATATCCCCGATAGCGACGGTAACAGTCAGAAGGTAACCAAGACCGTTAACGGAAAGGTCTTAGCGTTCCGTTTCAAGCGCATCATCAAAACATTCGAGTTAGGTGACGAGGAGCGCTACGTCTACGAAAAGACGAAAGATCGCGACGGCAACATAACAGACGCCGACGCAGAATACTACACTTTCACTGGCAGCAAGGTCATGATTGACCAGGCACTGAGCGACATTCAGCCGGAAGACCTGCCGTGTCCTACTGTAATCCAGCAGTTCATGGGCAAGGATGGTAAAACTTATACTAAATTTACATAGCTATGGAGAAGTATTCAGCAATTTACACAGAGAAGCGTACTTTTGGAAAGTACGATCAAGGTCACATCATCGGCTACCTCGAAGAGGAGCAAGTTTCTGACTATCTGCCAGAGGGTGCGGAAGAACCCGTTACAGGTTATAAGTACACCGGTACGGAAAAGGACGGCGGTACTGTTATGCCGTGTGACGACCCCGAGTCCTATCCCAAGGTGACTAACGCCATCATCCGCTCTAAGTTCTCTGAGAGTGACGAGATGGCCATCCATCGTCACCATGGTAATGATCCGGAGGAACATGCTGAAGAATGGCAGCAGTACAACGATTATTGCGAGGCTGCCAAGGCACTGGCCAAGCAGTGGTTGGGACTCGAATAGTTGTTGTCAAAGTTATCAGGAGTCTTCCTCTTTACCAAGGGGAAGGCTCCTGTGTATTTTCGTGTGCGTACTATTATATATACCTTTGCAGTATGAACCAGGTTAACTTAGCAAGCTTCAATTCGCGCTATTTCACCAGCGACCTGCCAGACGTTACAGTCACCATGGCTGCTGGAGCTGTCAAGGTCGAGATTACTGTCCGCTATGGCAGTGACGGAGATATCTATTATCAGGAGACCTTGTGGCCGGTGGGTAACGTGGTGACACTGACGGAACTCGGCACGCTTCTCGAGCCGTTTGCCTGCCAGCGGTTGGAGTTGCCTCTAAGGATTACAGCCAGACAATTAGATGCCAACGACAATGTGGTACAAACTCAGGTGGCCACCCCATACGTCTATTTTTCCCTTGCAGATGTCGGTGTCAGTGCCGACACGTTCTACAACAGTCATTTCCTGACCATCCTTGACGGTCCCAAAGTGACTGCTTACGGACGTTTGGAATATCTTCACTACTATGGTACCGGTTCTGCGTCCTGTACAGCTCGCTATGATGATGGTACCACAGCATCGTTCACACCTCAGGCTGTTGCAGGTAATAGTGTGTACACCACCATCGACGTTAGTCCATGGCGTTTCGAAACCTCAGGTAAGACGTTAACAGGATACACTGTCAATGCTGGTCAGCGCAGTCAGGATTTCGTGATGGATTTCGAGGAGCCGGACTGTGCACCCATCCTGATTTTCGATAATTCCTTTGGGGTGCAGGAGCTTATCTATTGCACCGGTACTCACAAGGTAGATCCTTCATACGAGCGTAAGCAGGCACGGTTAGGTCGCCTGTTTAAGAACTACCTTTTACGTGAAACGCGTACATTCCACGCCTCTACCGGAACTCTTACGCCGGAGATGGCCAATTGGGCAGATGACCTCTTCCGGTCAAAGGAAGTTCGCGTGGTGAACATCGTCAACGGCGTTGCCCAGGTTGGGAAGCAGGTGACAATCACAGACTCCAAATCGGAAAACTCCAATGACGATGACTACATACCCTCTTTCTCGTTCTCTTATCAGTACGCCCAGCGCATCCACAACGTTCTGCAGCCTGAGCGTTCAGGACGCATCTTCGACAACACGTTTGACGAAACCTTCAACTGATTATGCCCACAAAGTCAGCCCTCTATCTGAAAGACGCCCAGTTGTTCCTGGACAGTTGCACGAAGACTCACGACCTCGTCACCGTTAAGGCTCTGAAGGCCGACGGCAGTGTGATGTTGCTCGAGGGCTGGATGTGCATTAGCGGTTGGTGGGCAAAAGGAAGCCATGACTTCAAGAATCCGCGCAACGGCCAGATCCGGAAGGTGCGCGACGTGCTTATCTTTAATATCAACGGACACCCTGTATATATATGACCGAATCACACATCATTAACATTCCCCGAGGCGAATCTTTGAAGGCCGTAACCTGTGGCGATATTTATTCGTCGCCTGAAACCATCAGTACCCTGCCCGTCAAGGCTGATGACGGCAAAACATACGATATCGTTGCCTGGGGAGACGACAACCAGCTCCCTTATGACGTAAAGGAGTATGTTGAGAAGAATTCAGTGATGGCCCAGAACAAATTCTTCAATCTGCTGACTTGCTATGCCCGCGGACTGGAGTACATGGATATCGCTACCATGGGCGACAAAGAGCCGAAGCCGAGTAAAGACAAGGATATATGCAAATTCCTGATAAGGAACTCGATGAAGCGTTTCTTTGCTGAGCAGATTGTTGATCTGAAATACTATTTCTTCACCGTCGCAGTGATTATCCTGGACCGCCAGCGAAAGAATATCGTCAAGGTAGTGCACAAGGAAGCCTGCCACTGCCGTTTCGAGGTTGCCAACAAGAAAACCGGGCGCATAGAGCACGTACTATATGCCGATTGGAAAGATAACGATAACCCCGACCATGTGGAGGTCATTCCTCTTTTGGACGAGCGCGATCCATTGGGCGACCTGCTGGCACGTACGGGAAAGGAAAGAGACGAGCTGGGCATTTTCAAGCCCGACAAGATGTCGAGCGCGAAGTATGCCGTATTGATGAAGATTCCGACGCCTGGGTGCCAATATTACCCCATACCGTCGTACTCTGCCGTGTTCCGTGATGGTTGGTACGATATCTATGGCCTGTTGACGGCAGCCAAGAAGGCGAAGATCAAGAACGGCCAGAACATACGATATCACGTGGAGATCAATACCGAGTTCTGGGAGGAACGCGCCCGTTCGAAAGGCATTTCGATGGGAACCACAGCATTCCAGAACATGAAAGATGAGTTCATCCAGGAACTGAAGAGTTATCTTGGTGGCTCCGAGAATAGCGACAAGCTGCTGTGGAGTGAGTTCCAGTCACTCATCGACGGCAAGGAGCGCCACTATATAAAGGTAAATGTCGTAGACACGTCGAAAGCCGGCAACGAGTATAATGACGACGTGGCCGAGGCTTCGAACGTACTTTGCTACGATGATAATGTACACCCCAACCTGGCTGGAGCCACACCGGGAAAGAGTCAGATGAATAACAGCGGTTCCGACAAGCGCGAGCTCTTCACCATGAAGCAGGCTCTCGAGACGCTGCCGCACGACATGATGATGACCATTCATCACATCATCATCTACTTTAACGAATGGGTTGACAAGGTGGTTCCCGTGGTACCGATGATCATGCTGACCACCCTCGACCAGAACAAGGATGCCAAGCAAGTGAACCTAAACAATAATGGAAATGGAAATACAGAGGGAAATAACTAAGCAGGTCTTCGAGTCCTACGTCCCTGCAGCTAAGATGCCCGAACGCAACGACAGTGTGTTCGAGCGTCTGCAGACACAGTTCAATACTGTTTACCAGCAGCTATTGCTGCAGGTGGTGGGAGAGGAATATGAATCACAGTTTGATACCAATGAGCTACTGAAGGGTACCGTCGTCAGGTTTGTCTGTCTGCAGGCCTTCGTCAATACCATCCGTTCACTCGACGTGGTACTGAC